CTTTAATGTCCTCCTGACTTCTTTTCGTCAGGCACAAAATATCTCACCATTACCTCAGGATGTTCAACTATGCTCTCCTCAAGTAGATTCAATGTGTAGTTGAGCTCATCGTTCTCATCCTCTGTCAGTACTCTCCGGCTGTCAGTCAGGCGGGCAGTTTCTGCAACCGCATCCCCATACCCCACCAGTGCTGCAAACGGTGAGAACTGTGCAGCACGGTCCTCCATTGACATCGGCGGAAATTCTGCGTACTGCGGACGTTTCATATACTTTATCTCATCATTGCGGTCAGCCATTTTAAGCTCCTTTCCTGACAGTTCAGGCTTTATGGCCTCCTATCTGTCTGTTGCGGTCCTTGGCAGTTGCCCCGTCACTGAAATTCCTTCCCTTGAGAACTGCATTTTTTCCGAATCTATGCTTGATATCCAGCATTGCCTGCTGGAGCGCTTTTTCCTTTTCAAGGGACTTTTTCTCCTTTGCACGGCTGCTTAGCATTTCCTCTGTATCGAACAGACTTAACTGCTCATAACGCTCGCTGTCAGGGATGTTCTCTTCACGTATGACGTTGCAGGCTGCCAGATTTATCCTTCTCGCAAGCAGGTCATTGTCCACGATACGGTCAAAGAGCTCCATTACCGCCTCCGTCATCTTTCGTGCAGAGGATGTGTGTTTTTCAAGATTTATAGTACCATGGCCATGTTTCGGTACCTTCCTGCCGTAGTAATCCTCAACTATCTCACCGGCATAGCGCCCGCTGGAAAGACTTTCCCTGTCATAGCCTATGGTCAGGACCAACTGGTCAGTCACAAGGCCCTTATCAACAAGGTCAAGAGAGAGCATATCCGCCATTTCCCAGACTATGAGCCTGGTCTGTTCAACGTCAGTAGGACATTGCAGCACCTGTCCGGATGTGATACTGTTATTCTGCGGCCTGTAGGCCTTTACGTCAGAAATAGCCGTAGGCTCCACTCCCCAGGCATGGTCAATGAGCAGCTCTGCATTTTTTCCGAACACCTTATAAAAATTCCTGATGTGATAAAGGTCCAATGAGCGCCAGGCTATCTCCCCCATTGTGGTTATACCCATTTTTTCAAGCCTACGTGCGGTTCCGGAGCCTACTCTCCAGAAGTCAGTCAACGGATAGTGGTCCCAGAGCTTTTCACGGTAACTGAGCTCATCAAGCTCCGCTATCCTTACTCCGTCCTTGTCGGCCGGGATGTGCTTTGCTACTATGTCCATTGCTACCTTGCAAAGATACATATTCGTCCCTATACCGGCGGTTGCTGTTATCCCCGTCTCTGAGAGAACGTCCTGTATCAGCATTCGTGCAAAGCCGTGACCGTCAACGTTGTAGGTGTGAAGATACCCTGTCGCATCAATAAAGACCTCGTCAACTGAATAGGCAAATATATCCTCCGGAGCCACATATCTGAGGTATATCCCATATATCCGGGCACTGACATTCATGTAATGGGACATTTGCGGAGTTGCTGCGATATAGTCCAGAGCGAGCGACGGGTCAGACTGGAGTTCTGAGTGTATGAAGCTCTGACCTTTGAATTTTCCTCCGGGTGCTCTGCGCTGCCTCTGACTGTTTATCTCCCCTACCTTTTCTATGACCTCAAATAGTCTGGCTCTTCCGGAGATGCCATAGCTTTTAAGCGAGGGGGATACGGCAAGACATATGGTCTTTTCAGTACGGCTCTTGTCCGCAACTACAAGGTTTGTATTCAGCGGGTCAAGTCCACGTTCTACACATTCGACACTTGCATAAAATGATTTTAGGTCTATGGCAATATATGTTTTTCCCATTGTCTCACCGCCCTTCGTTATCCTTATATTATTAGTATACCACATTACAGTGTTTTTTTCAATGGATTTTTCCTTCATCACCTAACATGAATTTTTCAAGAGAGGATACCTCTTCATAATTTGCACTGAGATACCATTCCAGAGCCTTTCCGATATTGGCTGTTATCCTTCTGGAATACTCGTTTCTGCGGCTCTCAGTCAGGGAATCCCAGCGTACCATTGTCCCGTCTATTTCAATATAGCTGGACGCTGTCAGCTTGTGTCCTTTTGACATATCATCACCTCTTTAAATATTATTCACATACTGTTTGTACTCTTGCAGGCATTTCAGAAATTTCATACTCTGATCATGTCGGATGAGAGCACAATTCCAAAGAAAGGAGTTTCTTAATGAAAACAGGAGCCGCATACATAAGAGTTTCAACTGACGAACAGGTGGAGTTCTCACCGGACAGCCAGCTCAGAGCTATAAAAAATTATGCAGAGGGACACGATATTTTTATCCCAGAGGATTATATTTTCATCGATGAAGGGATCAGCGGCCGAAAGGCTGATAAACGGCCTTCATTCCAGCAGATGATATGTACCGCTAAGCTGCGTCCTAAGCCTTTTGATGTCATACTGCTCTGGAAATTCAGCCGTTTTGCCAGAAACAGAGAGGACAGTATCGTTTACAAATCAATGCTGAGAAAACAGTGCGGCATAGAGGTCATTTCTGTCTCAGAACAACTCAGCGAGGATAAGACCTCTATTCTCATCGAGGCTATGATAGAGGCTATGGATGAGTACTATTCTCTCAATCTCGCTGAAGAGGTCAGACGGGGAATGAATGAAAAGTTCTCCAGAGGAGGGATGGTTTCTCAGCCGCCCTTCGGTTACAGGGCGGAAAAAGGGATGTTCTTACCTGACGAGAATACCGCTCCCGCTGTCAGAATGATATTTGAGGATTTCAACAATGGCATGGGGATAAGAAGTATTGCCGAAAAATTGAACAGACTGGGCATCCGTACTTCAAAAGGCGGAAAGTTCGAGAACCGCTCTGTGGAATACATCCTCACCAATGTCACCTACCTCGGCAAGCTGAGGCGAAGTAAAAACGGACGCAGTTCTGACCGCTTCCACACCTCCGAGGATACTGTTGTTGTGGAAGGACTTCATGAACCTCTAATCAGCCAGGAGGTTTTCGACTCGGCACAGTCAAGGCGCAGTTTATTAAAAAAAACTTTCGGGAAATACGCTCACCACGGTCAGACTGTCCATATATTTAAGGGACTGGTCAGATGCAGTGCCTGCGGTTCAACTATGGTATATCAGTCCGCCGGAAAAAGCCTTCAATGTCACAGCTACTCCAAAGGCAGATGCAGTGTATCACATTGCATATCAGTAAAAAAGCTGACTCAAGCTGTCTTGGAAAAAATACGCAATGACTTTGGAGATCTCCCACTTTCAATTGATATTTCAGTTTCCGCTCCGGATGAAATGCCTTCGGAAAATTTTGAACAGCTTATCCAAAAAGAAAATGATAAACTTGCCCGTGTCCGTGAGGCGTATGAATCAGGCATCGACTCCCTCGCTGAGTACAGGGAAAATAAAAACAGAATAACCAAACGCATCACTTCTATAAAGTCAGAACTGGCAAATACCCATGATCACCCTATTAAAACTAAACGTACTTCCCTTCATTTATCATTCTCTGTATTGGATAACGAAAATGTAAGTCCTGCAATCAGGAACCTCATCCTGAGAACGTTTATTGACAAGATAATTTTCCAGAAAACAGACCATTCGGCAGTACTATACTATAAGCTCTGAGCTTTTCATATCCTTTTGCCGTCCGGAGGTCCTGACGGAGAACTTGCTGCATCTCTCAGATACCTCAATCAGCGCTATGCTATGCCTTACGGCGAAGTAAAGGGTCTGCTTACTGATATAGGCACCGAGGAGCTCGCCCACTTCGAGATGATCTCAGCTATCCTTTACCAGCTCACTAAGGACCTGTCCATCGAGGAGATAAAAGCCAGCGGCTTTGACACGTATTTCGTTGACCATACAACCGGCATTTATCCCGTTGCCGCATCCGGGGCTCCTTTTACAGCAGCTTACTTCCAGTCAAAGGGCGATATAATTACGGACCTGCATGAGGATATGGCTGCTGAACAGAAGGCACGTACAACGTACGACAATATCCTTCGTCTCGCTGACGACCCTGACGTCCGTGACCCTATCAGGTTCCTTCGTGAACGTGAGATCGTTCATTACCAGCGATTCGGTGAAGCGTTCCGGTCAGGATAACATTTGCTCTTCGCTCAGAACTATCGCTTAATATCAAGCAATACTTTGATCTATTTATCATTCAGACAGGCTCTGCTGGCATAGAATATATCGGAGGCGATACCTATGACAAATTCAGATATGAGCGGTCATGTTATCAAAACATCCGAAGTTGATGTAAAAAAAGGGACGATGACTGTCGAGGAACTTACACCTCAATGGTCTGATGACGCTTTGATGAAAAAAACTGAGTCTGCACTTTATGACATTTTTTCTAAGTACAGAAATGAACGGTAGTCTTATAGCAATTTACGCAAGACAATCCGTAGACCGTGCAGACAGTATATCTATCGAGCAGCAGATAGAGCTTTGCAGGTACGAAGCCAAAGGTGAAGTCTGCAAAACATATACGGACAGAGGGTACAGCGGAAAAAATACTAACCGGCCACAGTTCTCACAGATGATGAATGACATCCGAAACGGACTTATCAATACTGTTATAGTTTACAAGCTGGACCGTATCAGCCGTTCAATACTTGATTTTTCAAATATGATGGAGTTATTTGAAAATCATGAAGTCAAGTTCATTTCGGCAACAGAAAAATTCGATACCTCTTCACCTATGGGAAATGCTATGCTGAATATCTGCATCGTTTTTGCTCAGCTTGAACGTGAAACTATACAGAAACGTGTTGCTGATGCTTACTATTCCAGAAGTCAGCGTGGGTTCTATATGGGCGGTCCTATCCCCTATGGATTCAGAAAAGTTCCGACTGTTATTGACGGAATAAACACATCTATGTATGAACCTGTCCCGGAAGAAGCGGAAGTGGTCAGGCTGATATATGAGATGTACTCTCATCCATGTACGTCTTATGGCGATATAGTTGAACATATCAATAAACTGGAGATAAAAAAACGGAGGAAGAACTGGACCAGGCCGAGAATAAGAGAGCTTTTACTTAACCCTATCTATGTCCGTGCTGACCTGGATATCTATAACTTTTTTGTCAGCAAAGGTGCAGAGGTCTTTGCTCATCCCGCTGATTTTATCGGTGAAAACGGCTGTTACAGCTATAAAAACAAAAACGATAAGAAAAAAGATACCGTATCTCTTGAAGGCAGTCACATTGTCCTTGCTCCTCATAAAGGGATAGTTGACTCTGAGGTATGGCTGAAATGCCGTGAAAAATGTTCTTCAAGCTCCCTGATGATCATATCACAGAAGGCAAGTAATTCATGGCTTTGCGGCAAGATCAAATGCGGTGAATGCGGATATGCCCTCATTGCTAAGCAATTCAATACACGTAAGGGCAGGTATCTCTTTTGTTCAAACAAGATGAACTCAAAATCTTGCTGCGGTGCCGGCACTCTTTATACAGATGAGGTAGAACAGCTCCTCTGCAACATGATAAGGAAAAAGCTCTCAATGTTCCCTGCTCTGTCAAAT